TTGACCGCTTTGGGTATCTTGCCGGTGCCGATGATATGCAGACCGCTGCCACTGGGTGAAACTTCGATGTAAGAGCGCGTCATGGCAATGAGGTGTTTTGCATACTTCGCGGTCGTGCCTTCGCCGTCGCCGATACAGTTGTCGAGGTCGATGCCGACGAGATCGTCGCCGGTAAACACGATTCCTACACCGTCAAGGTTCATGCGCTTCGCTGTTGCCTCAGCGGTGGCGAAGGTGCCCCACGTCGTCGGATCCGTTGACGAGCCAGCTTTGCCGGTGCGGGCGTTGATTGGGCGCTTCGATTTATGGCAGAGCCACCGCGCCTCGGCTTTGAGTTCAGCGAGGTTCATTGCTCTTCACTTTCGGCGTCGTCGCCTTGGCCAACAACGTCACGATGACTTGGTTTCGACTTTGTTTCTTCTTATCCGCTGTCTTGCCCAGCACGTCGAGGATAGACAGCGGGATGCGTAGGTGGATGTCTTGGGTCGGCGGTGTTGGGGCTGAGCCCTTGCGTGGTCGTGCCATGGTTCTCTTCTTTCTTACGGTAGGAACATTATTATACCACGTAAAAATGCAAATCATACGGTCAGTTTTGTACGGATAATTCCCCTCGTTTAATCCGTCGCCGCACGTCGTGGACGTAGCTAGCGGTGCATTGCCATTTCCGAGCGACCTCGGTGGCTGAGTATATTGTGGTGACGTCGTGGAGAAACTCCGGTTTCTTAATCAGTACTGTGTCTTTGTTTGTCATCACTCCGAGCCGGCGCCGATGTTTAATAACGACGGATGCGCCGAGTCGATACAGTGCCATGACGTCTTTTGCTTTCATCGTTTTGACGGCGTGGCGGAAGTCTCGACTGCGTACAATCTGCGGTTTACTGACTCCGATTTGTTTGCGCATTGCCATAATTGAGCTTTCGCCTATGCCGTGTTTTTGTGCGACCTCTTTGCATCTCAATGTTTTGACGTCGTGAAGTAGCGCAGCGCTTTGCATCCATTTGCCTTCACTGATATAGCCATGAGCTACACGGTGATCGCATGGCGCGCCGTAGCGTTTGCGCATGGCTCGGCAGTGTGACAGACTGATGCCGAAGGTAGCGGCGATTTCCGCAGACTTGCGGCGCTTGTCTGCGATGGCAACGCGAAACTTCATATCCTGAGAAATGTCTGAGCGTGGCATGGTTTCTCTCCTATGCTATATAAGTTTCGGCTGAATTGCGCTTAATCGTTTGTGCGAAATTTCGACATATTCCGGATTTAATTCCGTGCCGATATAATCGCGATTATTCGACATGGCAACTAATCCAGTTGTGCCAGAACCACTAAACGGATCAAAGACTGTGCCTAATTCCGGACATCCGGCCAGTATACAAGGTTCTATCAGTTTGACCGGATAGGTGGCAAAATGCGCTTCGGCATATGGTTTTGTGCTGACTGTCCAAACACTGCGTTTGTTGCGTGTTTCTTTCGGAATATAAACACGTCCGTTATCATTCAGCATTGTGCCATCACTGTGTTCTTTGGCATCTCTGAATTTTCTAGGATTGCCCATATTGACAACTGATTCTTTGATGGCTTCGGCATCATAGTAGTAATGTTCATTTTTGCTGAGCAAGAAAATATACTCATGCGATTTAGTGCAACGGTCAGTCACTGATTCCGGCATTGGGTTTGGTTTGTGCCAGATGATATCTTGACGCAAATACCAGCCATCGGCTTGCAGTGCAAACGCCACTCGCCAAGGGATTCCAATTAAATCTTTAGACTTTAACCCTTCAGAGATGCGAGTAACAATTCCCTCACGAGGATTACCATAGCCAGCCCGTCCGTTGTTGCTAGCACGAGAATTATGACCAGCGTAGCTGTCCCCAAGGTTTAGCCATAATGTTCCGTCGTCGCGAAGTATGCGATGCACTGCGCGAAATACTTCTACCAGTTTGTCAACGTATGCTTGTGGCAATTCTTCTAGACCGATTTGCTGGTCGATGCGCATTGCTCCACATTTGCCACAAACATCTTTAAATAATTTCTTGTAACCCTCCTGATTTCGGTCGGCACGTTCGCCACGATGATTATTAAGAGATTCAACGTGATTGCATTCATCATTACCCCCTTGCCATGATCCCGTGCCATAATCTCTCAATCCGTAGTATGGTGGCGATGTGACCACGCAATGCACTGATTGCGCAGGCATTGTATTCATTCCTTCGATACAATCGCCTTGAATGATTTCATATTGCATAATTTGTCTCCTATACAAATGCGGAAGCCGGGGTTATTGAGAATGTTACTTCGTGGCATGACTAATAATCCTCTCCGTATAACTCCACGGTCGGCATCGCTTCCAGCGTGGCTAGAATGCTGTCTAAGTGGCAGGTAATGCTAAGCTCATACCACTCATGCATAAAGGGGAAGTCAAAGCGGTACACGAGCGGTATCGTAGTGGGGTGCACAAGTAGCACTCTGCGGTCTTGGTCTGGGAATATCATCGGACGGATTAATTGCGTGCGGAGTGAGGCCTGTAAATGAAGCGGTAACGTGCGGTGGATTCGGTACGGCTTAAGCATCCCACGCTGTGCATAGATGGCGTGGAGCGCACGTTCGACGGTGTAAATCTCTGACTCAATGGCGTTGATTTTTTCGCTGACGGTGACGGGCATCGCCTCCCATCCGTAGGTATAGCGATATGCTAATCCGCCGACGCGGCCTTGCAATGCCGTGCGCGTCGCCAACAATGTATCAATCTCGTTTTGCATGGTTTCTCCTATGCTAACGCCCCGCCGGTCAAAGTGATCGGCGAGGCGCTGGCGATGTCTAGAATATTCCACCGTCGTCTTCGATGGGCTTCGGTGCGTTGCGCTCAATCACTACGTTCGACATGTCGATCGCTTCGGTTGCGTCGTTGGTGTGCGTTGACTTTGCCCAGTCGGCTGAGTCAGCGTATGCCGTCGCCGCTTTGGCCAACATCGCTTTGCCCACGTATAGGTCTATGCAGGTCTTGCGGTTGATGGTGTTGACGTCGATGTCGTACTGGGGCAGTACCACGTCGGAGCCGTAGCCCGTCGCCGTGGTGACTATTTTGCCCTTGGCGATTGGAGCACTGATTGGAATCCAAAATGCAAACTCAGGGATAGCGCCGGTCGCCGTCTTTTTCGCCTCGGTCAGCACTGCCCGCGCATCGCTAAACACTGAGCCAGTCTTGGCACTGACGGCGCGCCCGACCAAGCCCTTGACTGGCCAGACCACGAGTTCGTCGTAGCCCTCGACGTAGCATAGCAGTTCGGTGTATATGCGCATCCCTGCGCCGGCTTTGTAGTGTGTCTCCCACGTCTTGGAGCGTATGCCGTTGGTGGTGACTTCGGTGTAGGCTTGGCTGCGCTTGCGGATCGGGATAATTTTGAGTCGTGACGTCTCGAAGCCCTGCTCATCGTCGAAGCGTTCAACGGCTTCCCATGGTGTCGACATAGTGCCGACGGCTTCGGCTTTGGCATAAAACTTGCCGACGATGCCGGTGGTCTTGGTCGTGCTGAGCCAGATGATGCGGGCATAACCGTCGCTGGGATCGGCGTCGCCGTGGTCTGGGGTGAATCCGAGTGCGTTGATGTCTTGGTCAAAGCTCATGATGCGTCTCGCTTTCTACTTTGTATTGTTCTTTGCTTGGGCGTGTGTGAAATTCCATGTACATGATGGCGCGGCGAATGACTTCGGACGTCGACACGACATAGCCCCGATTGTCCGCGGTGAGTCTCGCTTTGAGTTCCTCGAGGCGGTCGCTGGCTTCCGGTGTCATGATGTGACAGACTTGCGTGGTCCCCGTGCTAGTGTTGCGTAATTGGCGACTGATGGGTGGCATTGTGTCTTCTCCTGTGTCTTGGCGCCCCGATGTGAGGCGCCGTGGTGACCGGTGGACGTTACTTAGCGGCGAGCATTGCCCGCGCTTCTTGCATCATGCGTGCGTAGTTTACCCAGCGCCCATTACGGTCGAACCATCCTTGGCGGTTGGCGATGGCTTCGACCGTCTCGTCGTAGCTCAGCACTTGCCCGTCGGCACCGTATGCGACGGCGATGACAGTGTTGATGACGGCGGTCTGAGCGGCGGTGTTCTTGGCGGTCATGTTGATGGTCTTGATGATTTCGGCGGCGTACTTGGTGGTCATGGTGTGTCTCGCTTTCGTGTATTGCTTCCTAACTGACACCAGTATATACCTTGTCAATTACTTTGTCAAGTAGGAATATACATGATTTAGATTACAGTTACATTACAGCGTCTCACCCTGCTGTCGTCGCAATTCACGGCTGATTGCGTCGCTCACGACGTCGTAGGCGTGGTCGAGCGTGGTCACGGCGGTGACCTTCTCGGTCTTGTCGATGTGGTCATAGATAACCACTTCCATCGCCCACGTCGAGATGCGATGCACCCAGATTTCGGTTTTTCCCACTTGGCGGTACATGATTTGATTGCGTGGTGGTGTCATGGTATACTCTCCTTTAATTGGCGATTTGCCAAGACTCAAAACGTAATGCACGAAGCCCGCACGGTGTCACAACCATGCGGGCTTTGTGCGTTTATTCCTCATCCATCATATACAGCGCGGCATCCCATCCGTCCGCGAAGGCGTCGCCGAGTTTGCGATGGTACCACTCGGCGAATTGACGTTCGTACCATGACCAGCACCACGTCACGGTCACCGACACGACGCAGATAAGCGCCGTGATGATGAGGGCAGCGAAGACCGTGCTCATACTTGCACCGCCCACAGCACAATCACAATCAGCCAAGCGGCGCCGACCATGATGTAGACATCGCGCTTTGTACCGTAGAACAGCACATTCATCACGCCCCAAAAAGCGCAGATTACAGCGAGCCCAATTCCTAGCATCAAAAACACTGGCATCACTTCGCTCCCGTGATGCGGAGCGCTGCTTTGCGCGTTGTTTCTTTGCGTGCTTCAGCCAATGCTTTGGCGGTGTGGACGTCGCCGTCTTGTAGTGCCTTGGCAATGACGGCGTCAATCATCTTCGCATCATATGAGTGCGACGTTGACGCCGGCGTGATGATGGCGGTGCCGACGTGGTCGAGCTTGAAGCTACCGCCCAGCGACTCGACGAGGATTTGGAGGTCACGGCGCAGGTCGTCGCTTTTGGCTTCGTACGCTTCGAGCTCCGACTTCATTGCGAAGTAGTCACGGAGCAGGGTTGCGGCGTACTCGGTGTCCCGCTCTTGGCGGTGTTGGTCGAAGTTGAACTCAGTCATTGCAATGCCCCTTCGGTTTCAATGCGGTCGCCCAGCTGGCGAGTATGTCGGCGACGTGGTTACGGTGGGTGGCAATGAGTGCCTCGAGTGACTCGGGATTATCATCGGTTGCGGTATAAATTTGAAATCCAGTATTTTGGCATTCCATAAGAGTGCGGACTTTCCAGCGATTGCCGTTGAGCTTCGTATAAAAAAACTCGAAGGTCACGCCGTGAATGGTGAAGACGTCGGTGAAATATGCGGTGTGTTGCATGGCTATTTTTCTCCGTTTCGGTGTTGGTCGAGGTAGCGAGCGACGGCGTCTTCGATGCGGTCGATTTGCTCACGGAGGCGGATGACCTGCGCATCGTTTCCGCGGGCGATGGCTCGGGTGATCAGGAACTCGGTCTGGGCGATGCTAGTGGCGGCGGTTTCCAGCGGTGCGTTGAATTGGTTGAGGTCGAGGCGGTCGTTGTGTTGCATGGTCTTCTCCTGTTGTCTTTGGCGCCCCGATGTGAGGCGCCGTGGTGATCGGTGGACGTTACTTAGCGGCGAGCATTGCCCGCGCTTCTTGCATCATGCGTGCGTAGTTTACCCAGCGCCCTTCGCGGTCGAACCATCCTTGGCGGTTGGCAATGGCGTCGACCGTCTTGTCGTAGCTCAGCACTTAATTACTGACGACTGCATTTTTTAATTCGTAAACCCAACGGTTTTTGTCGGCTTTACTTTGCACCGCAGAATTACGTGCACGAGTTTCCGTGTTCCACGGTCTGTACTTTGTAGTGCTTTCCAGCTTCCAATTGCCGGCAGCGTAGATTGTACCGGTATGCACCTCGGTATCTTGGTATGAAACTAGTTTTACGATGTCGGTTAAATTCTTGCGTATGTTTTTTATCATCTTTCCAAGCATCCAAGTCGCCGTATATTTTGGCGCATCCGGTGCAATGGCAAGGCGCCGAAGTTCAAGCATTTGAAACCCGTTGGTCATGCGATTTGCCACCACTGGCGTCGTCCACATAGCGACGGCGTATATATTTAACTCATACACAGCGGCATAAAATACCGAGTGCTTATTACGCAACAAGTTCCCCATGTTTGTTTTTGGCAGGCGTGAATGCCATAACTCGTTGTAATACATTGCTGTATTAACATTGCTTTCGAGACAAATCATAATTCTACAAGACTTTGGTGGGGTTCGAATAAACATATAATCCATTGACTCGCTCATCAAACCCACCTCAAGTCAAAATCGGGCATGGTGTGTCTCGCTTTCGTGTATTGTCTCGGCGCCCCGATGTGAGGCGCCGTGGTGACCGTGGTGAGCTTAGCGATTGGCGAGTTCCTGTGCCGCTGCTTCGGTGATGCGTTGGTCGACCTTGGTGTTGCGGAGGCTGTGCGTGGTCACGATGTCGATCAGCTTGGCGTCGGTGTAGGTCATCATGATCCCGAAGACGTTTTCCTCGGTGACCACTTCGGCGATGACGTCGGGAGCGACTTCGGTGACCATGAAGTGGTTGCGGTGAATGTGACCCTCCCAGCCTTTGCTGAATACCGGTGCGCCGTACTTGGCGGTGAGGCTGGCGCACTTGGCGATGGTTGCCATGTTGCCGCTGATTTTCTTCATTGCGGCGTATGCGCTTTTGGCTTCGACGATCCGTGGTGCTTCGTTCTGGTAGGTGAGTTTTTTGATTTGGAACTTCATGGTGTGTCTCGCTTTCGTGTATTGCTTCCTAACTGACACCAGTATATACCTTGTCAATTACCTTGTCAAGTAGTAATATACATGAGTTTCATTACAATTAGATGACAGGAATATGATACGCAAATCGTGGTATAATGCAGTCAAGCCAACCGGTTTCACTGTTATCGCTTTGCGGAGAAACTGGGGAATCGCTTATAACTGCATCAATCCCCGCTACGACTTAAACGTAGCGGGGATTGATGCAGTTATGGTATAATCAAGCCATGCAACAACGGGGGTCTAGTGATTTTTTAGGTCGAGATCCTTGGTTTCAAGTAGTTGCCACACCCAGCCCCGCTACGTTCAAGTCGTAGCGGGGCTGGGTGCGTCGTTGTATTGACTTCGGGATTATGCGGGCGGGATTGGCCAATTGACCGCACCGAGCCAGCCCTGCGCTTGCACTGCTTCCGGCGTGTCACGTAGTGACTGACGATATACCCGCCACCGTTGCACCGATGCCGGACTGAGTGGTACGTCGGGAAGTTGCGTCCAATCGCACGCAGTCAGGCGACGATCACGCTCATCTCGTAGCGCCGTCATGGCTTCGGGCTCGGTGTATGGTTTGTCTATAACCTCGTCGCCCTCCGGTGGCTGCGGATATTCCACGCCGTAGTCGTCATAGTACGCAATCCGGATTAACTCGGGGTTGTATATGCGGTTTATAGTGGTCATGCGATTACTCCGGTCAATTGTACAATGTGAAATATTGGCGACTCGGAAGTAGCGTTTTCGGCATTGACGTTCATGGTGTGATTTGTCACCGTGTCGACGGTGATGGTCACAACGTCTGCCGTTGTGTAGTATCGTGTAAATGTCACCGCTTGGCGTGTTCGGTTGCCCGGCGCGGCCGGCATGTCCAACAAAAACACGCCGCCCACGTTGATACGAATGTATGTGACAACGCTTGCACTGGCGACGTAATTAAACGCAATCAAGTAATAGCCCGTTGTTGGTATCGTGATATTAGTGCCTGACCACGTGAAACCGTTGTTGCGAATCTCAGTTTGCCACGTGATGAGCGTTGCCGCGGTCGTAATTGCCAGCGTTGCCGAGCGGGTCAACGTGAGCGCTGCGCCGGGTTGCTCTTGGCGGGCAAGGTCTTGAGTCACCGCCCGAAGGTCGGCACTAGTTTGATATAAGTCCGACATTGACGCTCTCCGCTCCTGCCGCGCTGATTGACAGCGCGACGCTTTGCACCTTCTGAGTAATATTGCCGGCGGCGTATGCATAGACCGTCACGAGGTCGCCAAGGAAGTACTCGCGCCCGTAGCGTAGCGCCGCATTTTGCAAAACTTCGGTCTGTAGCGTGACCTGACTGCGGGTGGCGTTGCGTAGTGCGATGTCGCCTAGTTGCGTATATTCCGCGGCGGTCTTTTGGTTGCGCGCATCCACCCACGTCTCACGCAGGTTGAGCCCGGTCGGTAGCGCTGCCGGTCGCGTCGTGATGACCCGAGCTGACCCTTCGCCCTGCCCAGCCACGACGGCGGCGGTTGTATCGGTGATCCGATTTGTCCGTATAGTCAGCTTCGCTAGCGTCCCCGTTTCGACGGATAATATAACGCTTGCACTGCGGTCGGTTCCCAGTTGCCCGGTGTACCATGTAAATGTCCACGTTGCCGGCACGGTGTAGACCAGTGCAAAGTCGCCGCCTCCGGTGAGTTGTACTTCCTGTAGTGCGCTGAGCAGGTTCTTGCCACTGCATGATATCGACGTTGCCGTGCCCAGTCCGCCCGACGTTGCCACCGCTGCGCCGGTCAATACACCGCTGAGCATACGACCGTTGGCGACCGTTGCCGATGCGCCGAGGTTGAAATTGTACAACGTTTTCATAATGGTCTCGGCGACGACTGCGCTGAACTGTGACCGATTGGCGACGCCCGATTTATACGCCACGATACGATCGGACAGGATGGCATTGGTGCCCACCGCCTGCGCCGTGACGACCGTCGTCTGTCCGTATGTGGTCGATATCCCGCGTATAGTGCCGGCGAATTCCCGAGTGGAGGCGATGCTGGCTTCAATGTCTTGGCGATACACTTCGATGATTGCGCCATAGACGACGAACGGCGCAGTGGTTGACGTCGCATTGACGTCGAATTGTGCAACGTCAACCGAGTTGACCGTCTTATTGACGGCAACGCTCAGGAAGTCGGTACAGATTGCCGACAATACCCCGCCCGCGGTGTAGACAAATATTGAGTACTGTGGAGCCATTGACTACACTCGTTTCACACTGATTGTGCATGAGGTAACGCTTTGTCCGGTCACGGTTGACGCGGCGGTGATTGCGATTGGCGCGGTCAGTCCCGGGGTCACGGCGATATACGCCGCGTGAGTCAGATACACCAGCGATGACGTGGCGAAGTTGGTCGGTGAGATTGCGTAGGAGTTGAGTAGATTGGTTATGGCCAATTTGCGCACTCCGGTCGTGCCGGCGTTGAACTGTACTTGCACCGATATCAAGTAGTAGCCACTGGTCAAAAACGTCACGGTTCCGGTGGTTGTGTCGAGGGCGATGGTGCCGTCTGCGTTTGCCGTGGATGAGGTGAAGGTACCGATTTGATAGTCGGTGTTTGCCACCAAGAGCGTCGCCACGCCGCCCGCCATGATTGCATAATTTGCCACGTTGAGTTGACGAGTGGTCGCATAGTTATAGTACGGTGTGATGGTTGAGATTGTCCCTGCCGACGTCGTGACGGTGCCGAGCGTGACAATGTTTGTTGCCGTGATTGACGTGGTGATTGTGGTCAGTTGCCCAGCGGTCACCAAGGCGATCCGAGTGGTGGCGGCGACTACGGTGCCGGTGGCTGCGCCGTTGGCGGTGATGGTCTGCGCTCCGGCGGCGGTGTTGGCGATGAGTACGACGCTAAACGTTGCCGAGCCCAGTGTTGACGTCGATATCGTCACGCTGCCGTTCGACTCGTAGAAATAGCCGCCAACGATTGCGCTGCCGTCGGCGATGGTCAGCGTCGTGGTGGTTGCGCCCGTCATGGCGAGGTATGAGCCGGTGAGTAGTATGCCGGTGCCAAGCCCAGCCCGCTCGAATGCGCTCATTCTGTCCGATGCGTAGGTTGTTGCGCCGTCGGTCGCTGCGACGCCCGTCGCCCATCCAATAGACCGTTCTGTCGATGCCATGGTGACTCCTTATATTCCGATATATCGGGTATAGTACGTGATTGCCACCGATGCCGGCGACGCGGACGCACTGGCGGCGATGCTTATAGAATTAGTGCCGGTGACGATAGCCCATGTCGCCAGTGTTGACGACGCCGACACGGTGGCGATTTGGTTGTTGCCAAGGTCATCATAGACCGTCTTTTTTCCGTAGCGTAAATCATAGGTGTAAGTGCGCCCGGCGGCGATGACTCCGGTCGTTGTGATGATTTGCCCCGTCGTGTTGTTGGTGACGACTAAACCCGTAATTGGGCCCAGCGCCGTGATGACAGGGTATGATTGCCACGTTCCATTATATGCGAGCGTCGTGGTGGCGTTGATGTTTGCCGTGCCGTAGGTGCGCGGATAAATGACAGGGTATGCCGTCGCCGTGCCTGCGATGCCGGCCGAGCCAAGCACGGTCAGCGGCGTCGCATCGTACCATGTTGGATCGTCGGCGCGTAGTTGGATGACGGCGCGTAGTTCATAGCCAATCTTCGGGTCGTTGTCGAAGCTCATCCCACCCAACGTTTTGACGGCGATACTTCGCGTAAATGTATCGGTCGTCACGGTCAACACACCCGACACGTTGGACGGCGAGAATACGCTGAGAAGTCGACCGCGTGCGGTGTAGTAGTCCGTGATTGACGTGGTCGGCACAAAGACGGGTATTTGCATGATACGCGGATCGAGGCGGAAGTCGACATCGCTGTCGCCCTGTTGCATCGGCCCACGCTGAGTTATGCGGTGCATCGGTGCCATGCCGAAACCTTGGTCGCCCATGTAGCCGAAGGTGAAGCCCGTTGTCGCGTCGTAGCCGTTCAGGTTGAACGTGGTTGCGCCGATGGTGTAGGTGATTGCGTAGCTCATGCCATGCCTCCGGCGAGTAATTGCATCGCCCGCAAGTCTTGACTGATTGACGACTCAGACTGTGCAGTTTGATACGATGCGCTGAGGTAGTAATTCTGCGTGGTTTGATTGACGGCGCCGACACCTGCGCCGCTGACCGCACCAATGGCACTGGTGACGTCGGGGATTCCTTTGACGATACCCGCTGCCATGCCTGCGCTCATCTGGTAGCCAATTTGGTCGGCGAAGAGTGACGACGGCGACGCAATGCCCAATAGTTTTTTAGCGGCGGCGATGGCGTCGTTACAGGCTCCAGTAATCGCGTTGATGACTGATTGCTTCGCGTCGCTGATGCCCTTGGCGATGCCCTTGATTATATTCGTGCCGATCTCTTTTGCTTTGTCGTCAATGGCAATTAAGAGGGTGCCCAATTTGATGAGCATGTCGGTGATAAATGTTGCCGTTGCCGTGCCGACGTCGGTGAAGAATGTCATCACTGCGCTTTTAAGCGTGTTCCAAGCGCCCAAGAAATCACCCTTAAGCAATAAACTGATTGAGCTCAGCGCGCCGACCACGAGGTCGACCCATGGTTGTATGATGGTCATCATGCCATTAATAAATATTTGTATGTACGGCCAGACAATGAGTAGTAAATCATAAAACGCTTTGAACTGCGCGGTCATCCCACTGATCGCAAGAGCGACGACGCCCACGAAGATGTCGGCGAGTAATGTGAAGACCGTCGTTAGTGTACTAAGCGCGCCTTGTACTTCCGGCGATGCCACTCCGCTGATAATGTTGTCGTATAGCTCGGTCAGGATTGGCGCCGCGGTAGCGTATAGTCCACTGAGTGCGGTCGTGATTGGTTCTATGAAGCTCATAAATGTATCGAAGCCAGCGCCGATATTGTCGAGTCCGCCTTGCCAGTCAGTGCCGTATATGAAGTCATACAACGCGTCGGCGATGCCCCCTACGTAGTTAATTACGCCATCCCAGTCAACCCCGTCAATCCATGTAATAAACACGTTGACCAAGTCTTGCACCGCGGGTACCAATGTTTCTTGCGCAAACGACCCGAAACGCATGAGTACTGGTAAGAGCGCATCGCCCAAACTTTGTTGTACGTTTTTGAACTGCTCAGCAAGGACGATTTGTTGCCCGGCGAAGGTGTCGACAGCGGCAGCGGCTGAGCCACCGAACTCTTTGCCTAGTTCCGCGAGTATCATTTGCTGAGCGCCGGCGACGTCGCCCGATTCTACCATGCTTTTTATCATGGCTTTTTGGTCTTCAGTAAACGACACGCCGACCCGGCTCAGTGCGGATATGCCGGCGATGGGGTCGTTCAGTGCTTTGCCGACTTGCACCGCTGAGCTTTGCAGGTCGGTGCCCATGGCTTGGCTAATGTCGAGGATTGCTTGCGTTGCGCCGGTGAATGTTGTGCCTTTGATTTCGGTGAACGTGGCTAGCACGTTTTCACTGCCGAGAATCGCATCGTCCGAAAAAATGCTCATCCCCGAAGCGGCGCTCATATTCTGCGCCATGTCGCCGAGTTGCTTCGCACTGAACCCCGCTGCTTGCCCTGTTGACTTGACCACGGCGGCGGTCTGCGCAGTGAGTCGGTTCCAGTCTGATGATTCTTTGATTGACCCGGTGACGAAGTCGCCAATCTTACTCAGCGCGCCGCCTGCGAGGTTTATTGCCGCCTCGCCAATCCGCATCATGGCTCCGGTCGCGATGCTTTGCAGGGCATTGAATCCGCCACCACTGGTCGAGGCTTTTTGTCCAACGTTTGCGACAGCGTCGCCCGCGGCTTCGGCGACCTTGGTGACTTGGTCGTCGCCTATAAACTTAATAACGACGGTTTCTTCGGCCATGCTATTTCTTCCTTTTGCTGACTTCGGACTCAATGCCAATCATCTCGAGATGCAGTTGGATGATATGCCATGGCGGAAGCTGGCTCGGTGGGCAGTGGTATATATCACGACAGCAAACGAGTTCGATGTATTCCAGCGGCGCGGATCCCTGCGTCCATAAATGGGCAAGTAGCGCCGCCCTTAGTTTCCCGAGTCGTTGCCGCTGAGTTTCTCGGTCAGTGCTTTGACAATAGCCTTGAGGTGCGTCGCGGGCAGTTCCTCGACTTTGCGCCCGTCGGTGGTGATAACACATTTTTCTAGGATGGGCAGAATGTGATCGAGATCGCCGGAGGCTCCGGCCTTGCTGAGTGTCATCATATCGCGAATAGTCAATCGGTCGGCGTCAATGGTATACATGGAGGACATCTCCTATAATCGGACATCGTAAATTGTGGCTAGGCGTGCGGATGTCCGACGCACGCCTCGCCCGCTGATTTAGGTGTTGGCGGTATATAAGATACCGGGTGCCCGCACCGTGAAACTGACCATGACTGGGCCGGCGCTGCTGGCGTCGATTGGCGGGTAGTCCATTGCGGTCACGTAGCCGACTGTCTTTGTTTCGTATTGGTCTGAGCCAGACGTCGCGCCACCCGGCAGCCACTTGAGTTGTGTCGCCGTGCGGTTTTCGAATAACGCGCGCACTGACTGAAATGCTTCGGCGGCGGTCTCGGTGTACAGGATGTTAACCTTGACTTCGACCGGTTCGTACTTGCCGACCGTGGTGAGGGCGAAGTTACCGTCGAAGGTGTATGCGTCGCCGGTCACGACGGTCGCCGTGGTGACGTCGATTGACTGGGATGATCCCGAGATGTCAACGTATGCGGCGCTCACATAAATCGACACGGTGGCGGCGGATCCCGTATATGCGCCCGTTGTTTGTGCCATGATTGTCTCCTATTGGATTATTTCGGTGATGGTGAGTGTCGCGGTCACGGCGTCGTAGTACCTGCCGGATGCCTGTGGCCACTCCAGTATCGTCGCCCGTAGCGAGGCGTTGCTTAACACCCAGCCCGGCGCGATGAGTTGCCGTAGTGAATCATGGTAGGCGGCGAGGTATCCTTCGACGGTCAGCGCGATGTCTTTAATCCCTTGACCCAGCCCAGCCGAGCGTAGCAATGCGACATCTTGCACTGTCCACTCCGCTTGCATGACGTGACCGGCACCGCCAAGCGTTGCCGTCCGTGTCCGCGACGAGTTGACTCCGATGGCGTTGACGATGCGAGTCGGTGCGTCGGCGTCGTCGACCTGATTCTTAAGCGTTGACCCGCGTAGCACTGGCATCGAATAACCGGTGATGGTCAGTGCAGCGACGGCGCTTATTATCCCGCTGAGTTGTGACGCCATGCTATATCCTTCGTCGGTACGGGTTGAGCAACGCTTTCACGTCGCTTCGCATCGCACCGCTGACGATAGCCGAGCCGTCGGCGCTGATAATGGAGTCGCTTAGGTCTGGCGAGCCGTCGCGCTGTCGATACATCTGTGACGCAAGGCGCAACGTTGCCTGTTGGATGTTCGCCGGTGCCGTCAATGAATAACCCCAGCGCCCGACGATTGAAACGCTTGCTTCAGGGCTTCCCGTGTATGACCAGAAGTAGCCCGAGCCCTGTTTGATGCGCACTGCCCACGCTGGCGTGAAGTTGAGTGGCATCGTCACAACGTTGGCGGTCGGGATGTTCGTCGTGTCGCCGTTGGTGATTGACGTTATGGATATGAGGTCGTATTGGGTGTCGATGGTGTAGTCATCAATCAGATCGCCGTTGAAACCCATGCCCGAGCCGATGCGGTCAATGATTGGCGTGTACTTTCGCGTGGTGTCGCTGCCTGCCTCGAATACGCGGTTCGTGTAGCTTTCTATTGCGCTTTGCGCCCGGTCGATACAAAGCGACAGCAAGCTATCATCGCCCGACGCGGTGATGCCCATGTAAGTTTTGAGTTGTGCTGTCGTAATGTATGCCACTTAGACCACCCGCTTTTTCTTTGGCGCTTCGATTTCGGATTCCACCGCGACGGCGATGCCTGCGGCGATGAGACGCGCTGCCCACTCCGGGCTTATGTCGATGATGTCGCCGGTCGAGGCGTACAGCGGAGTGCGCTCATCCTCATACGTGCCGGACAGTCCGTCTAGCATTTGAACTTGCATTGTATATCCTTAGTCCCCGACGCCGTGGCCACGACGCCGGGGTGTAGTCTTGGTTATGCCTGTTGAATGTATGCGAATGCTTCGCCTTGGTTGACGTCGCCGCCAGCGCGGAAGTAACAGAAGTACCCAATTTCGTCGGTGGCCATGTACAGCGAATCGTTGCGCTTGATTTCGAGTTGACCGTTTTCAACGAAGTTGTAATAGTTCATGTTACCGAAGATGATTGACTTCAAACCCGTGGTCATGGCTGGGGTGTACTCAGACGTGAACGCAGGGTAGCCGTCGAGGTCGCGAAGGTTGCCCGTCTTGCCACTGATTGCGTTGGTTGACAGTGGCATGAACTGAGGATAGTTGCCGGTCAATGTCCGGATTTTCCCCAGCGTCGAATTCTTCATAATCCACCCAACGTCGTTGCCGCCGGTCATGTATGCGCCGGTGACTTGGTACTCAAGTCCGCTTACTTCGGCGAAGGTGACAGCGGTGGCACTGGCTGCGGTTGTGCTGTTTGTTGCCCGTGCGAGGATGCCGTATGGTTGCGACGACCCAGTCCCATTGATAATGAAATTATTCACCGCTTGGGCGTAGGCGCGTGAGATTTCCTCGGTGAGGAAGCTTTGCAAATTGCTTTGCTCGTCGGTCAGAAGTTCGCTCGTGATTTTCATCGCCAAGCTATATTTGTACAACGTCACGGTCTGCGAATTGGCAAAGTTGGGCTCTGAGAAATTGGCGGATCCGGATTCCGACACGATGGCAAATGAGCCTTTTGTGCTTTGTCCGGGGATGACGATTTGCTTTTCTTTGGTGACGATGCGGCGGAAGTTGAATGCACCGAGCAAGCTTTGTTCGTCACGGCGTGCGATGATTTGGTCGTAGAGGTCGACGGGTACCAAGTAGCCGCCGGTGTTGCTGGAACCTTCGGCAAGTGTCGTCTTGGCGGCGATGCGGTCGCCGGTGCGGAGGTAGTGCTTGAGTGCTTCGACGGGCTCGTTGCTGAATCCGCGAGTGGTCAAGGTCTTGACAGCAGGTGCGGCGATGACGCCACCGTCGACCGGAGTGCCGGCGACGTTTTTAAGCGCTGCCACGACGGCGTCTTGTACGATTTGGTTGATGTTTTCCACGGTGTAGTTTCCTTTGATAATTAAGAGTGATGGGGTTGTATCGCTTGGGCTCAACGGCTCCGTCGCAATGCGCACGGTGTCGTCCTGAGTTGCCTTCACTTCGGTCAGTGTCCGAGGTTCTGCCGGCGTCGGGGTGAGTGAGATTTCGCCGACGACCCAGCGCTTGAGTTCGCCGTTTTGGCGTACCACGAGGTGACTGAGTGCGCCCGTGCTTAAGCCCAGCGCTCCGCTCTTGACCAGTGCCATCACGTCGCCCACGTAGTCGAGGCGCTTGTCGAGTTCAATCTGAACGTCGATGCCGTCGTCGGTCGGTGTCCACATTTTGACCGTGCCAATTTGGCCACGGATTGAACTCAGCCCGTGGTCGTAATAGACCGGCGTGCCGACGAAACTGCGCGTGTCGCCGAGGTCGGTTTCTTTGGTGAACTGGTCGCCGGTGAGATCGCGCCCACCGTATATGATGCCTCGACCCTGTAGGGTGAAGTCGCCCACGGCTTTCACGCCGCTACCATATGATTTGACAAAGTCGTTCATGACAGTACTCCGAGTAATCGGCGGGCGAGGTTTCTGACATCGTCCCCTACTTCTATTGTCAGGGGGCTGTCAATAGCGATATTGTCGGGCTCGGTTTTCATTGCCATGCCCTCCATGCCGATCATGTCCTGGCCATGTCCTCGGCTGATGATTCGTAGGCTTCCATTGCGTCTTCAATGACCACCGGTTCCAACGCTGCCCGCACTAATGTTTGTTCCGGGATGACCCAGTACTTACACATCCCCTCGGGGTCGATGGCGCCCTCGACGATTTGACACGCGCCGCCCTGATAAAATACGCAGTTGGCGCACATAATTCCGGCGTCGTCATACGGTGATTCGACGCAGTAATGAGCGCCGCTTTCGCTGATGCCCTGACTAAACTTGCCGGCGGTTTCGACAATGCCACCAAGGGCAAGAACAACGGCGTCCTGTCGTGGACTCAGTCCCTCCGGCGTCAACACTTTGACCGCCTTGGTGGGGTCGGGGTCCGGTCCTGCGTACCCAAGTTGCACCATCGTTTCCATCATGCCTTTAGCATAATCGTGCGCCGTGGCAATGAGTTGTTGATCGGCGGCGCTATGCCGTGACCCTGCTTTAATTTCCATCTTCGTCTCCTTCATAATCTGATTGACCCAGGTGCGACCCTCGTCTCCACCCCAGCCGTGCCACGCCTGCCAGCCCTTGCCCTGCTCGTCCCACGTCGACCCCTGCTTGTCCACTTCGTGCCGTGCGAAGTACGACGCCATGCGCTGGATGGTGTTGAGTGATACCGGCGACCGGTTCGCCAATTGCGTCGCTCGGGCGATGCCGACCGGAGTCATGCCCCGCTGGCTCGGTGGCTTTTCTTTGCGGACGTCGAGCGCTTGGCGGGCATTACGAGCGACGGCAACCGGTGGCGTGTAGGTTTCTGCCATGGCATCTCCTAGGGATTAAACTTGTCGAAAATTCGGTCGGCGATGTATTGCAAGTCACCGCTCTGGTGTACTTCGCTTGCCGCCATGAGCGCGGTCTTCCATCGTCCCTTGTGTATCTCCGCTTGCTGATCGCCGACCACGTATGGCGCATAGGATGCCTTGGACATGAGCACCGCTGAGTCACCTTGCAAGTCGACGCGGTAGCTTCGATTCAACGTCTGCGACACGTTGAGTCCGTTGCCCGTGCCACGCACGTAGGGTATTTTAAGCTTGCCCTGCGAATACATCGCCATCACGAAGCGGCGTTGCTTTTCCGACTTCCACTTCATTGAGCCTCGCGCCGGTGGGCGTGGTTTGTCCTCGTTGAGCTTGGCTTGCACCATGACCGCATAGCCCAGCGTAATTTGTCGAGTGGCTTCGAGGATTGCGCCGGTCGATATGCGGTTGATGATTTCGACCTCGGTTTTTATCATTGTATGAAACCTTCGGGAAGTTCCCAATCATCGGCCTCGACAGTGTATCCAAGTAGGCCAAAGTCCAAGCGCACAGCATATGGCAGGTCAATCATAGTTGTTGTTGACCGCATATACCCATTGAGTAAGCTGGCAAGTTTCGACGTACCAACAAAGAGTCCGTCTTCGTTGAGTTCGGCGTTCTCGGTGTCGTTGTACACTCTTATCATTTGCCGTCATCCTTTGCGATTTGCAAAAACAGCCGCAGCAAGTCAGGGTCTCGTCCGTTGGTTGACTGAGTTAACGATGTAAGCGGCATGGTCAGCACCTCGGGGAACTTAAAACCACCTAATCGGCGCTCATTAGACCGAAGGGTTTGTATGTCATCAACAGCATCTCTATATGCCATCATGTCATTACCGGCGTTACCGTAACGATCCGGATCAAGTGTTGCCATACGTCCTAATGATTCGCCTGCCGTTCGCGCTTGCGCCCATTCGTTAGTTGCTCTAATTCCGTAGTTATAGTTATATTGCAGTGCGTGCAATGTTTCGTGGATTACGTATATATCTGGTGCGTCACTGGCTGAAAGTTGCATTTTGCCTGTACTTCCGCTTCCTCCCCACGCCGCGCCAGCGCCGTTTAATGAGAGTTTTGTAATATTAACTTGCAGTGGTGATCCTGAGTCTGGTGCTATTCCTGCGGTCAATCTAATCAGCTCCGATATACGTGCTTGCTCAGATTTGCTAAATCCATTAGCAGTGAATGAAATCTGCACAGTTTGCGGATTTTCGTGCTGGATGATTTGCAGTAATTGACGGGCGGCGTTTCCGTCGTCTGCAAACTTTCTTCCTGACGCCATGTTGAATCTAACAAAGGCCAGACTAAGTTCGTTTTGTTTTTTATTTGCTAATGGTGATTGTACCGTGTTGAGTTGTTTTAATTCCTTTCTTAATGCTGCAATTTCACTTAGTGCAGCATTCAATTCTTGGTCATTTTGCTGTGCATTGTCAGGTAGTAGCGATTTTGCATAGTCGTACAATACGTCAACGCTGCTTTGTCGACTGATGGCTTCGGGTTGTTGCACGGCTTCGGGTTGTTGCACGGCTTCGGGTTGAACTTGCTCACCTTCCCTGATCAAGCGCAACGACGTGTCGCAACGACAATTGACGTGAGCCGGTGGGCCGCTGCCGATCTCGGTCGGCCACTCGTCTTCAGTCATGCCGTCGAGGTCAACGCCGTACGCTTCGCCGGTGCATATCGGGCAAACACGCTCGTCGGCATCGGTGTTCCATACGCGAATCATGGTGATACCCGCTTTACCTAAGTATTGCTGATATTCAACCGTCGCCTGAGCGGCGGCGCGCGTCGTCTCGGTGACTGCTATCATGCGGGCCCGTACGGCGTCCGACAGTGGCATAAGCATCGCAGTAAGGTCGTCGATGGTCATGCCCGGCGTAGTGCGGTATGTTTCAACTATGGGCTTAATACGGTCTGCCGTCGTCTGGTCGATGCGTGCCGTGGTTATTGGCACGTAATCGCCCAGCCAATCGGTGACCCGCTGCGACTCTTCGCCGGTGTCCATGGGGATGTCGAATTGTGTGCCCAGCGTGTCGATACGCTTGCCCATTTGACGACTCAGTTCCGCATTGAGCACCGGCGCAATGACGTCTTTTAACGTCGGATCCACTTCTTTGTTCTGTGTGATTTGCCGAGCCCAGACCTTGCCACGCTTCGCCAATTCCGGAGCGATGGCGTTGTATATCCGGCGCTCGTCTGGAGTTAAGTCGTCGACCGCTTTGACCTGAGCCACGATGGCGACGACGTCCGACACGGTCGAGTCAGGGCTGAGCCGAGCCATCACGGATTTGACTTCGTCGTCCGTAATAACCTCGGATGTAAATGAGCACCGCGGGTCTCGCCCTGATTTGATGCGGCGCTCAATTTTTTTTGTGAGTAATCCAAATTCCACGGATCGCACCGCTTGCCCCGTCGGCTCGACATTGTCAGCGACTTCGGTCGGCAGTGCCACCACTTCGGGCACCACGGTGTCCGGTGCGGTCATGGCGAGGGTTTCTTCGATGTTCTTATAGCCAAGCGTTTGCATTGCTCCGCGTAGTGGCATCCCCGCTTCGACGAGTAATTTCAGCGATCCGGCGCGTGACGCTTCGTCCGCCTGCATAACGTCGAGTTCGTCCGGATGATATTCCAACGTGTAGCCAATCGGCGTGAATAATTGCGTATTGATAATATGCTCGTACAGACTTAGCCGCGGTACAATGGTTTCGCGCCAGAAACTTTGCCGGTCGCTGTCTGCCGTCGCATAGTTGGCGGCGCTGGCTTCAAGCATCGTCCGCGGAACGCCTAGCGTCATAGCGATTGTAGTAATAACCCGTTCTTGCAACTCCGGGAGCATAAGGTCTTTAATTGGTGGCGTGATGACCGTCGCTTTAATTTCGGGTGATCGCACGAAGGCGGTGCGGAAGGCGTTGAGCACTCCACTAAACTTGCCCCACTCGCCCTTGAAACGTTGGAACTCCGCCTCGTCCATGTTTTCTGGAAGATTCATGATGGTCACGGGTTGCGCACCGCCCTCGAAGAAATGTGAGGCGAAGCGCTCCAAGTAATGCGCCAGTTGTGCACTTTGCAAAGCAACACGCGCCGGCGCCAAGCCCGGGCCAATCTCGTCGGTCATCGACGGCTCGCGGAAGTACACCACGTCGTCTTTCGTCCACGGCCCAAATGTCACGCCGCGGAACTGTTGACTAAACGTCACGCCGGCGAAGGGGTTGCCCGGCGCCGCTTTGCTAGCGTCGAATTTGACTGTGACCGTCTGCGGATTGAGTGCTTGAAACCCAGTCAGCACGTTGCCCTTTTTTATCTTGAGCCAAAACGCCGACCCAGTCAACAGCAAAGCCCGCTCGGTCTCTTTGATGAGTTGCGTGAAACTTTGCGCCCATGGCCACATGACTTCGACATCGTCGCGGATGATATGGTACGGCACTGAGCTGATCGCGTCGCAGCGCAAATTGACGGCGCGGTATAACATCGGTACCGAATTATAACCGTCGATAGTGCTAGTCAGTTGCTCGCCGTTGCGCAGGGCGTCGACCCAGCCCGGATATCCTACTATAGCCATTATGCAAACCCCCATGATACTCTCGGCTTTGCCATCATTGCGACGGCACCGCTTGCGGCGTCCACATAGTCATCGTGAGGCGACGACGGGAAGCCGACGACCTCGTCTATAAACTGACGATTCCAAGCGCCGGCGACGAGGCGCACTTTGCCACCCTCAGCCCTCGCCGCCCATGGCATCGCCCTGCTTTGTTTGTCTTTGTCCACGCGAATCCCCTTCAGTGTGACGCCGGAGATTTCCGGCATTCGGCGCAGTTCCTGAATAGCCGCCAAGCCGTGTATCGCCTCTTCGATGCCGACCTGCGTCCCCGCCTCGCTGTGCATAGTCGATACAATGACCCTGCGCACGTCTGGCCACTCCGCTTTAATATGGATGCCGGCGTCCAAGTAGACCACGCCGTCGTCGCCAAGTGCCGCACGAATTGACGCCGTGTAGTCCGCGGATGTCTTGGTGGATGCAGCGAGATCCCAATAGCGAAACCACTTCAATCCGTCAGGTGCACGTGGTACCACTTCGAGCCAGTGCCGTTGAAACATAGCGCCGACGGGGTCAATGAACTGACCGTCGACCTCTTGGCGATACATTTCACTGGTCATCGAATCCCGAAGCGTGGCGACGAAATGCGGAGGCAAAAACGGGTTGTCCGTCGTTTTACTATTGGTCACCGTGTAGTCAATGCCACCATTTCGCCAGATGTTGTACAGCCAATTCTTACCCCGTGGTGTCGTGGTCACCCAAGCCCGACCCGGCGCCCTTCGTAGCGTGGCAATGGATGTCGGCCACGTGTCATCGGTCATCATTGCCGCCTCATCCAGCCATAACCACGACGCGTTTGCACCGCGCAACGCGTCGGGATTGTCAGCGCTGCGGAAGATGATTGTGCGATCACCAAGCAAGCGTAGTTCTTTGTCTGACTTATTCCACGACGTGGCGATGCCTGCCGATGCCACAAGGCTTAGAATCGTCTCCATGGCACCAAGCTTCAACATGGGGTATGTCGGTGCAATGATAAGGCCCAGCGAGCCCTCGGGCTGTCTGAGTGACTCCACTGCACCAGCCCTTGTCTTGCCACTGCCACGCCCACCAATAAACATTCGAAACCGGGCGGGGTCAGACCAGAAGCGCTGCTGAGCTCGTGTCTGCGTCGAGTGGCGTATTGTCACCGGTGGGCAAGCTGAGGTCGATGGTGTAGTTTGTAGGGGTGTTCTGATTGACGACATAATGATTATCCCTATACTTCTCCGGTCTGAGCCCTTTCAGTAAAAACATAAGTAGCACGTCGCTGCCCGCTTTGGCTCGTTGCTTAGCAACGCCCTCCAATTCGTCGGCGCCTTCCTCCACCGCCTGACTTACTGCCGTCTGAAATGCCTCGTCGCTTTTACGCAGTCGGTATATAGATTGGCGTGACACTCCGGCGAGTCTGCAAGCCTCGGTCATGTTGCCCGTCTTTGCAAACGCCCGAAGAAACGGCACTGCCCACAACGCGTGATTGGGTAGCTCGTACTCGGTCTCTTTATTTCTGAGTGTCGGCATTACTGATTGCCTCGAAGGTCACAAAGCGCAACAAAAGATTCACGATGGCCAGCGCAGTCGTGAACTGCGGGCCGTATTGTGCCAACTCCGGCCACTGTGTCATCGTGCCAATCACGACGCCGATCAGGGCGATGATGTTCACCCAAAGTGTCTTCGATTCATACCATGGTTTCATCGTTATCTCTCCATAAATCTGAGTACAATTGGCACTAGTATGCTGGCCAAAACTAAACCACCGTATAACCGATTGACGTGGTCTTCCAACTTAGCAACGCGCGCCTCAATCATATCGAAGCGTAGTGCGCCGTCGTCTAGTCGCTTAGCGATGTATTTTATATCACGGCTTATCTCAGCGATTGACACGTCGACGCTTTGATTTGGTATAGTCATCCGGCGACCCCCATATGCAAACTAAGTAATTTCCAAAACACATCCCACGGGAACTGGTACGGATCGTACTTGCCCTGCGTGTCAATCCCGGCGTGCGGCGTAATCATTTGGATACTGGGGTATTTTTTAAGCCATTCGCTGACCTGCTCGGCGACGCTGTCGACCTGAGCGTGCGTGTAGGGATCGGGCACGGTCTTCGACCCGCTGTTCATAATCTCAATACCGAGACTCATGTCGTTGGGTTTGCGATTGCCCAAACTGCCAACGACGCTATAGCCGCAATGATACGCGATGCGCTCATCGTCGACCATGCGAGTCCGTCGCCCGTCCTTGGCAATGATGCAGTGAATCGATACGCCGCGGTCGTTTTTGCGCAGGTAGTCTATTTGGTTTTGTGCCGACGCTGCCGATCCGGTATGGTGTAGTACGATGACTTGTGGTGGCATCGGTCGCGAGCCACCTTGGCTCGATGCGGGCACGAAATCGACGGGGTATGGCATAGGTGATATTCCTCCCTACTTCTATTGTCAGGGGGCTGTCAATAGCGCACGACGAAGCCCCCACGTGTCTCCCCCGTGAGGGCTTTGTCATGTATGGGATGAAGAACCATGCCCGCTTATTATAGCATGCCCTCCAGCGGAGATTCGACGGCGTAGTGGGCGATGCGCTTCTGTGCAATCGCTACGTATTCCGGCGTGATATCAATGCCCACAAAGTCGAATCCCTCGCGGACGGCGGCGCATCCCGTCGAACCTGAGCCCATAAACGGGTCGAGTACTTTGCCACCCTTGGGTGTCACGAGGCGGACTAAGTAGCGCATGAGGGCGAGGGGTTTGACGGTGGGGTGATGGTTGGCACGGAGGGGGTGATTCGTTGGGCGGTCTTCCCGATATTCCGCCCCACTCATCGCCCCTGCCTTGACCCACTCCTCGTAGTACAACCCCGCCTCCCGCTCCGCTTTCGACGCTTTAGCGACGTAGAAAAAGCGTGAGGCACCACCGGAGCCTGGATGGTTTAATACAAGTTTTTCTCGTAGTTCCCCAACTTTGTTCCACCCCTTAAAATCCCTTGTCTTAAATATCCCGCCATGATAATTTCGCTCTCCACTCTGCTCATCCAAGACCTGCGCCGCTTCTTCGTCGAAGATGACGTTGGCGGGCCAGCGTCCGGCGGTGGGCTTGTTTGCACTGATGTCTACTGCGTGCGTACCGCCTACCGATGATTTGCCGGTACCAAACGATGCGCTCCCTTTGCTGATGTTTGTGCGCACCGGTGCATCCCACGCTTTTTCGTAGCCATCAAACGCCGCAATCCTCGTCCCGTCGATGTTTAACGCACCGACACCCCACGCTATCACGTTGTCTGCCACCGTGCCACAAAGCGGCTTCCGTGCGAGGACGGCGGGCTCGTGAGCTGGTTTGAGCGCTGTGCCCCAGCCCTGCCATTGTTTTGCGATGTCGGTGGCGGGGGCGGTGATGGTGACTTGATGCTTTGCGGATATTTGCAGAGGGATGCCGATGCGTGCTTTCTTTGTGTCTTGCATCGTCCGCACGTCGTCCACCTCATACTCGCCAAACATATCCTCACGCTTCTCGGTGACGAAGGTGCGCTCTCCCCACGCCTTGCCCGGCTTGCCTTTGTTTCCGTTCAATGTCCAAATCAGCGTCCGCACGTCGTCGGGCACGTCGTCCAGCGTCAAGCCGAAGAGGTCGAGTAGTACGGGTATCTGGTCAAGCGTTGGCACCGATGGCTGTGACGCTTGCGACGTCCAATGCCCTGCCATGCCGTTCATACCGAAGGCGTCGTCTATCGTGGCGTTACTCAGTCCGGCATTGTCACGGGCTTGGCGAATCCACGCCGTGACCTCCAGCGTCTGATCACGGTCGTCGCGTTGCTTATCCATCGCTTTCGATACGTCTAAACTTTTCGGGAATCCGTTGGCATAAATCCATTGTATCTGGTCTCGTATCTCGAAGCCTGCATCTTCGATAGCCACGGCTAAACGGTGGTATGTCCGTGAGCCACCGAATGCAATGAGATGCCCACCTGGCTTCAGCACCCGCAGGCACTGTTGCCATACCGTCACGTCGTAGGCGATACCGGAGTTATCCCACGCTTTGCCCATGAAGCCGAGTTCATACGGCGGATCGCACACGATGCTGTCAATGCTTGCATCGTCAAGCGTTGATAGGACGGTGCGACAATCGCCGAGGTGTAGGGTGTGTGTCATCGCTCCACCTTGTTTCTGCTATAATTCACTTTGCGTGTCCTCTTCTTGAAATACCATTCCCTCCAGCGGAGATTCGACGGCGTAGTGGGCTATGCGCTTCTGTGCAATGGCGACGTACTCCGGCGTAATATCAATACCGACAAAGTCGCACCCCTCAAGAACTGCGGCGCATCCGGTGGAGCCGGAGCCCATAAACAGGTCTAACACTTTGCCACCCTTGGGTGTCACGAGGCGGACAAGGTAGCGCATGAGGGCGAGGGGTTTGACAGTGGGGTGATGGTTGGCCCGGGGTTTGTTGCTTCGGTTCCTCGGATTGTCTCCGCCAGCGCCGTCGTCTTTGATGCGGTCTGCGCTTCGCATTGGTTCCACCCAATCCAACCCCGCCTCCCGCTCCGCCTTCGACGCTTTGGCGACGAAGAAAAAGCGTGACGGCTCACCAAGTAGTAGCGACGCCTCCTCGTCGAAGATGACGTTGGCGGGCCAGCGTCCGGGCGAATTAAGTTTTTCACCAATTTTAGGGTACTGAATCCCCGTTTTCCCAAATTGATTGCCATGTGCTTCCGATAAGTCTTTGATAGTCGTCGTGGTCTGATGCGTCCCCACCCTCGTCCCGTCGATGTTTAACGCACCGACACCCCACGCTGTCACGTTGTCTGCCACTGTGCCCCGCAGTGGCTTCCGTGCCAATACCGCAGGCTCGTGCGCAGGCTTCAGCGCAGTGCCCCAACCCTGCCATTGTTTTGCGAGGTCGGTGGCGGGGGTTTCATTATCCACAAAAATCCCGCCATCACGCTGTGCTTTATCAATCCACGGACGATGCTCTAATGCGCCGGTGGTTCGGTGCGGAGTAATAGGCTTCCACCGCTTTTCCCGCACCGCTCCTGCCTGCTTATCCATCGCCTTGCTCACGTCTAAACTTTTCGGGAATCCGCTTCCATAAATCCACTGTATCTGGTCACGTATCTCGAAGCCCGCATCTTCGATAGCCACGGCTAAACGGTGGTACGTTCGTGAGCCACCAAACGCTACGAGGTGCCCGCCGGGCTTCAGCACACGCAGGCACTGCCGCCACACCGTCACGTCGTAGGCAATACCACTGTTATCCCACGCTTTGCCCATGAAACCAAGCTCATACGGCGGATCGCATACAATGGCGTCTATGCTGGCATCGTCAAGCGTGGCCAGCACGGTGCGACAATCGCCGAGGTGTAGGGTGTGTGTCATCGCTCCACCTTTGGCAACGTAATCCCTCGTTGCCCTTGGTACTTGCCCAGCTTATCCGCGTAGCTCTTGGCAGCGGGTCGACCACGAAAAAACAAGACTTGGGCGATGCCCTCATTTGCATAGACGCGGATCGGCAGCGGTGCGGTGTTGCTCAGCTCAATGGTGACGTGACCCTCCCAGCCGGGCTCGAGGGGCGTCGTGTTGACGATGAGCCCGCAGCGTGCATACGTCGACTTGCCGACGACGATGCAAAGCATATCCGACGGGATGCGGAAGTACTCGAGGCTCCGGCATAGCACGAACTCATTCTGCGGTATCTTGAAATGCGGTGCCGTCGTCGCGGTCATCATTTCATGGAGGTTGCTCCGCTTCGGGTCGATGACGCGGGCGCTGTCGTGGTTGAAATATTGCCACTCGTCGGCGCATCGCATATCGTAGCCATACGACGTCACCCCGTAGCTGATGACGCCGGTGCGGACTTGGCTCAGCTCCGCACCTTCAATCATTCCGGCGTCAATCAACGCTTTGATTTCGCTGTCGTTTTGTATCATCGCAGTACTGCCTTATCTTCGCTATTAATTACTAGCCACTTATCCCAACACAACTTCGACGGTGACCAGTGTCGCCAGCCGGCGCCGTCGTCCCATAGGTACACGAAGGTATCATACTGATTCTGCGGCGTGTCGAGCTCAGCGTGGTCGTAGCCATTGAGCCACACGTAGGTCGCATCGTTGAACTGCCATGCGCCACCGTCGCGCGTGTGACTTCGTGCGGTCATGGAGTGCGATCCGAGGTCGACGCGGTTCCCTGATTCGCACGTAGCCACGGCGACGGCTGCCGGGGTCACCATAAGCGACACCACTTTGCACTCGCCGAAGGTGCAGGCAAGGTATACCATTAGTTCAATCATACCCCCTCCATTGTCAACACGGTCAAGGCGTCGTCAAAACTTCGCACGACGGCGATGTGGCCACCGTTCCAATTGGTAAAAAACTCTTCCTGTGTCTGGCGGATGTATCCCTTAGCGGTCTTGATTTCCATGAGAAACGTTTTACCACGGAACCCCACCAATAGATCGGGACATCCTTTGCCCACCTTCGCCAAGTCGACGACAGTCGCGCCGCACTGGCGAAGCTTGGCGACAATCTCGGTGTGGTTTGCGTCAAGACTTGCTCGGTGTCGCATCGCTTCCTCCTGTCTGTATCTTGGCCCACGCCAGTTGTAATTCAATCGCACGAAGGTCGTCTTTGCGGATGCGGTGCAGCCACCACGCTTTGACCAAGCCCGCGAAGTCGTCGCCGTGTTCAATCGTCTTGACGACACGGTGAGCGAATTTCTCCATTGCTTCGCTGCGCTGATGCGGTGTCATCGGATAGGTTAGCTCAGTCGCCGCTTCAATCATCTTGACAAAGCGTGGTTCTAGATCAGGCGTGACCATGGCGCCCCACGTTTTGGCCATGCGGTCAATACTCGCCCTAAGCGCCGCCAATTCCAGTGGCGGATTCCGTCGACAGCGGGCGCATAGTTGCGGGTACGGTGCCAATACGGCGACGTCGGCACGGCAAACTAAGCATTGTAGTGCGGTCGGAGCGGTTAGAAACTCCATGCGAGACTCCTTTTTTAAGCGTAACGTATGCAAGATTGGTTGGCTCAGTGGCTTAAAATAGTGCACTAATAGTGCACTTTCGGGAAATTTCCCGCGTAAGAAAAAAAATAGGAATAGTTTCCCGAAAGTGCACTATTAGTGCACTAGTGCACTTATTGCATCGGCATTTCCCGAATGATTTGGCGATCCGTCTTAGTCGGCGCGAAGTACTCGTCTGCATCGGCATGGTCTGGGCGTAGTGCCAATCCAATCACCGACAGTCCTTGGCTTCCGCCCTTGGTACAATCCCAGCGGGCGCTTAGTTGGCGGAGAAGCCACCGCTGAGATTTGGCCAATGCGGATTTGTCGCCCTCGTCCTCCGTCCACTCTCGCCACGCCGCGTAAAGTAACGCTTTGCTGACTGACTTCGTAGTACCAAGGTCGCACCGCTCAGCGATGAACCGAGCCACTGCGTCCTCCTCGCCACGATATTCAGCGGTCGCCTCGTCGACGGCACGGCATGAGCCCAGTCCAATCTTGTACCACATCTTAGCGCCTTCAATTATCCAGCGCAGTATGCCGGCGCGATTAACATAGAACTCGGCTTCGATGTCCCTGCTGTCGCGTCGTTGGTGATCCGGTATAGCGACGATAAACGGCAGGATGCGAAGCCGTCGCCAGATGCCGTCATCGGTGCCGGCGATGCGGGGTTTGTGGTTCCCCGATATCCATAGCGAGTGTGTCGGCTTAAATTCGAAGACGTCTTTGTATAGTCCGCGGGTTGCAATGCGGTCGCCTCCGGTGATTGACTTGACCAATGATTCATTCATGCGCCGACCCTCGGGCATCTCCTGAGCCATGGCGATCCGCTTGCCGGGCAAACGTGCCATGTACGGCGAAGCGCCCTCGCCCTTGGCGGCGATGTCGAGCAGCGCTTCGACGCTGGTCGTGGTTGCATAGTCGCCCATGACCATGCTTAGCATATTCATAAAGGTAGACTTGCCGTTCTTGCCGTTGCCGTATGCGAAGAACAGGCAATGCTCATCCGTGCGACCGGTGGCGGAGTAGCCCACGGCGCGCTTAATGTACTGTTCTAGCTCAATGTCGCCGTCGGTGATAATTGCCATAAACGACTCAACCACGGCGCGGTCGGCGTTGGTATCGTAGGGGATGTCTAGACACTTGGTAAAATACCAAGACTTATCATGGTCAATCACGGTGCCGGTGCGCAGGTCGACAATGCCGTTGTCGGCGTTGAGGTGATCGGGGTGCGCATCGAAGCGGGCGACGTCGACGACGAGGTAGGGTTGCGCCGACTCAATCATAGAATTAATGCGGGCGGCGGTTTCCGACTTCAGTGCCCACTTCGCCAGTTCATTGTCGAGGACGTTGTTTTTGACAGCGGCCTTATACATCTCGAGTACAACGGCGTGGGCGACTTTGCGGATGACGATATCGTCCGACGGTTCCCAGTACTTACCATTCCAGACGAGCCATTGCATCCACGCCGACACATAGCATACGCGGTCTTTGCACGCCTCGACAAAGCGTAGCCCGTTGCCCAGGTCGGTGAGGTGGATTGTCGGTTCCTCGGCAGTACTGGGCACAACGTCGACGGGGTCTTGGCTGACCTCGGTCACGGCGTCGGTCGTTGTCTCGGCGATGGCACTGCCGAAGATTTTGTCGAGTGATTCGAGCGCTTCCATGGGCGGATCGGGCGGGGCGGGGATTTCCAAGGGTGCGGTCAGTCCGTGCGCAAATCCCCAACGGATCGCGTCCATTTCTTTTTGCTCCTCGCCGGCATCCGGTGCAAGTGCATCGTATAACAGCGTGACGGCGTCGGCGTCGCTCATGGGGTCGAATCCCACGGCGCGGACTGCGGCGAGGGCGCCGGCGATGAGTCTGCCCATCTTCACCCGGGTGTTGTGACGTTCGCCTTCAACCGCAGCGCTGAGCTTGGCGACCGCTTGGTCTCGCCACCGTAGCCATAATGCACTGATATACCCCTCGTCGTCATTCGATGCGTTGTGGGGCGTTGTGGGGGCTCTGCTGGGCTTGCTGTATGCGATGTCATCGAAGATATCGTTGATTACATCCTGTATTGTGTCAATGTCCTCGTGTTCGCCTGCGATGACCTCGCCCGTCCACGTGAAGTACCGTCCGACGTTGTACACTTCGACGCCGATGCCGTGGAGTTTCTCTTTGACCGCTTTGGGTATCTTGCCGGTGCCGATGATATGCAGACCGCTGCCACTGGGTGAAACTTCGATGTAAGAGCGCGTCATGGCAATGAGGTGTTTTGCATACTTCGCGGTCGTGCCTTCGCCGTCGCCGATACAGTTGTCGAGGTCGATGC